TTTCTATAGTTTCCCTAGGTTTTCTCCATACTATCTACAATCACAACATTGATTTTTCTGGATTTGGTATGGGTTTAGGCGCAATTCTTGGCGGTGGTGGTGTTTATGTAGGCTCACAAGCTGCCACAATGAAAGATGGAAATGCAGCCTAATGTTTGGTTCAAAGTTCTCTTTGTTACTTTCGGTCTACTTATTAGCTTTTGTAGTGGGTGTTATGTATATCATCTTAAGCTGGTGGCTTACCAAGAAAAAGTAGAAGCTGAAGGTAAAGTGCAAGAGCAGCATAATAAAGACCTTATAGTTCAACAACAACTTATTACCAAGCAGGTGTCCAATGATTATGAGAATAAGCTATCTCGCCTTAAGTCTTATTATGGTGGGATGCACTACCCCAGTAGCAGTAAATTGTCCAGCACCAGCGCAAGTACCCCAGGAGTTGATGGCACTCCCACCGACCCACAATTTGTTGAAAAATGCGCTGCAACAACCCAACAACTCGAATCCTTAATTGACTTTGTTAACCAGCAGTCAGGCTTGAAATGACCAATAATGAAGTCGCTTTACTCAAGACCCTAGGCTTCTCGGAGATTGGCAGGGACTTATTAGCCCATTCTGATGATGGTTACAATGTCCTTTATGGTGGCACTCTCTTTCAAAGCTACAAAGACCATCCTAGAAAGCATATTACCGCAGCAGGAATTACCTCTACCGCAGCAGGTAAATATCAAATCCTAGAGAGAAATTATGATTTCTACAAGGCTCAATTAAACTTGCCTGACTTCTCCCCTCACTCCCAAGATTGCATCGCCCTGGAGTTGCTTAAAGAAGTCGGAGCAGATCAATTAATCAATCAGGGACATTTTGAAGAAGCCATCATTAAAGCCAATCGCATCTGGGCATCTTTACCCAATAGTCCCTATAAACAACATACCAATCTCATGGGCTATTTAAAAGCCTTCTATGAAAATGTAGGTGGAACTCTGGCATGAGTGATATTTTTGACGATGCCAGCGATACCGAACAACTTCATCGAGAAATGGCAATCCAGGAAATCAGAAACAAAAAAAGGCATCCCTATACTGGGCATTGCCTTTGTTGTAATGAATTAATTCCAGAAGGAAGATTTTGCTCTGCTGAGTGCAGGGAAGATTGGGAACTAGAACAAAAAATCAAAAAGATTTCTGGTCGCTAGAATTCCCAAGTCTTTTTAATCTCAATCCTGGTCTCACCATCTTGGACTGAAAAGTGCCAGATTTCCTCATCCCTTTTGGATAAATCAGCATGACCAGCAAAAGGAATGGGTTCTTTCTCAGCTTCTAGGCGATCTTCGGTGGTAAAGGTTGTCACTCCCCACCCCCAAAGTCTCTTTCATCCAGAATATGCTTGGTCAATGCTTCATTCATAAACTCGATGTAATGCTTGATTTCATCAATGTTTTGACCGCCAACTGTCGCAGCAGTATGACCTAGTGGCTTTCCGATCTCATTGTAGAAAACTTCTCGCATCTCAAAATAAACCTCATCAGGTTCATCGTACATCTTCATTAACCGCACATTCCAAGTCATATTTTACCTTTCGTGAAAAATTGTATTTTAAGCATAGTCAGCGACTTGCATAATAATATTTTGAACCAGTATGTCTAATTCGACTGCGGTGTCATAAAGTTGTTGCTTTCCTACCAAAGCTGGATTGGCATTGAGCATCTCCAGGCGATTGATTAGCTTTCTTGCTTTGGTGATTTGCTCACTAATATCATTCATTTTCTCTGTCCTTAAATTGAATTATTTGATTCTGACTACTCTTGCCTTTTTCAAAGCAAGTTCATACTCGATCCTGGCATTGTCATCCAGCTTTCGCAATGGAAGTTCTTGAAAGTACTTAAACTTGGCTTGGTACTCTGGCAACTCTGATGGTCTGACCCATCCATATTGCTTAATCCATCTTTCTTCGATATTTGTACCTGCTGCTGTCCAGACATATTCATTCATGATTGCTCCTTGATATTGAGGTTTCTATAAACTACACCATCATCCCATTTCGCATCAATGGAGTTGTTATATAACTCTATGATCCTATTGGGAAAAACAAAGATCGGAACTGGCTCAGTCTGAAAACAAAAAGCATAGACCAGGGGCGCATCTTCCGAACTAAAACACTCTACCAATTTAGGCAATAACTCAAATTCCTTTTGCTTTAAATTGGCAGTACCCTTAACACACACTACAAAAGTCTTAGAACCTGCTTCTACAACATAGTCAGGAAGATTCCTTAATAAAGGATTAATCCTATAGAACTTACTTACAAATCCATTTTGCTCATCAAAGCCCAGGCGATTGAATGTATAGCCTTGTCTCTCGCAATACATCTCGAATAGATCCTCACCTATGTTGGATTGGATTCGCAGCGCATAGGGCTTTTCATTACCCTTCATAGGGCAAACATACATCCAAAGAGGATACCCATCGCAATGACTCCTACCCATTCAACCCAGGCTGGAACTTCTAAAGCATCAAAATATTTCAACATTTTTATTTCCTTTCAAAAAGGTGCTGGTGCAAAGTTATAAGATTTAATTGGTTTCTTTTTGTTTTTAACAAAAACATAAGACCAACCACTTCTAATACTGACAAGCTGATTTGCTTCTGCCTTATGACGAACTTTTCGCATTAGCAATCCAGTTTCATCATAGACATAGTACATATTGACTTCCTTTCGCTAGACTTCAAAAGTAGTATTACATAAATATAATACATCTGCAATAGGGTGTTGCTTTTTTGCAGGGGTGGAGTCCTTATCCCTCACGAAAGGTCTGGCATTGCACCAGAAGGTAATTTTTGGGTGTACCACTCCCAGAAATAAGGACTCCAAGATCATTTTAGCTTAAAAAGGTATGTCACTATCTAAATCGGCTAAATTAACACCCTTTTGAGGGCTTTGAGAAGGTTTTGAATCTTCTGAAGGCTTACCCCCTAACATCTGCATTGTGCTGCCTATGACCTTTGTAGAGTACTTCTCCACTCCAGTATTTTTGTCGGTGTATTTTTCGGTCTTAAGTTTGCCTTCAACATAGACTGAACTGCCTTTTTTAAGGTAATCACCAGCAATTTCAGCCAGCTTTCCAAAAAAGACTACATTGACCCATTCGGTTACTTCTTTTTGCTCACCCTGCTTATCCTTGTATTTTTCGGTACAAGCTACAGAAATGTTACAAACTGGGCTGCCATCTGGAAAGCTGCGAAGTTCAGGGTCTTTACCCAGGTTGCCCACAATGATTACTTTATTTACTGATGCCATGATTTATCCTTGATTAAATTTGCCGATTTAACATGAGTTCGGTTTCTCTTTCTACTTCTTCCAAAAACTTCTTTACTTCATCTTCCATGATGCCAATGAACTTGTCATCTCGGAAAACCCTTTTCACAAACAATTGACTTTTCTCAGGCATCCTAGGATCGAATGAAATAAAGTCATTCCATTCCCTACCAGTACAAGCAATCTGGGCTTGCATCTGAATAAAATATTTATTGGGTGGCTCACCAGACTTTAGATATGACCAATGAGTTGCAGAATTGGGACACTTGATTTCACAAAGCCCATTAATATTAACCAGCCCATCAGGACTAGCACCAAAGCCTTTAATGGTGGAATGATCCACAAAAGGCACTTGCTCCACCAGGACATCATTAAACACCTCATAAGCCATTCTCGCTTTCGGTTCAGTTTCAGTCCCCCATGCCATAGCAGCATTAGTATAGGACTCCTCGATCTGACCTGTAACCCTCTGGATAGCCAATTCAACTAGGTAATTACCCCTACTTGCAGATACACCAGTTTTAGTCTTAGCCAGGATGTCAGCCACCCTGGAAGCAGTCACTTTACCTAGGCGAAGCTGATGCCACTCTGGAGTGCCTTGTAATATGTCGGTCATGATTGCTCCGCCACTAATTCATTCTTGCGAATGTCTTTGACTTGCTCCAATTCTTTTAATGTGCCACAAGCCTTGACTGCTGCAATGTAGCTATTCTTTAACTCATCCATAGTCAAGGATTTCATAATATTGCTGATATATGGCGCAGTATCAACTGGCTCTTTTGCATCTTCTTGTGGCAAATCCTCTCCCGCATAAATGTATAGTCCAATTCCGAATAGACTGATACACTTTGTTAATGCTCTTTGCATAGCGGTATTGCAGTCCATAGCATTTGGATTAGGAATAGCTTTATTCTGATTATTGATAACTGGCATCTGGCAGGTCATAGATTTGCCAAAAGCATTGACAGTACAAAAGACCATCAAAGTTTCATTAAAGTAAACTGGATCGCCAAAAGTCCAAGTAGCGGATGGATCATTTTGTAATAGTTGATCTACAGCCCATGTCCAAGAAAGATAAGTAAAGCGACCTTTCTTTTCGGTGTGCTCATTGACATTGATCTTGCGAAGTTCATTAAAAGTTTTCATTATTACCTTTCGTGTTTAATCTAAATAACCGCTAGACAAATTTGCTTCTGCATGGCTGTTGGCATAGCCTTCCATATATTCATAAGCCATATCCCACAACTTTCGACCCAAGGCTTCAAAGTTAATATCTACTTGGGGTTTAGAAAGCATTTCCTCGATAATGACTCGATTCTTTTCATTAGCTTCATAAATGCCTTCTGCAAAGTTGGAATACTTTTTGATGCTGTATTCATCTTCCATAAGTTCAGCAACTCGATCATTGATTCTATCTGAATCATTGTCATCTTCTGGTTCATAATAGCGATTGTTGTTATACATAATTTACCTTTCGTGAAAAGCCCCCGAAGGGGCTATGTTTACAAGTCAATGATTAAAGATTTAAAGCTGATTGAATCTATGAAATTTTCTAAATTGACAGAATAATCGGAAATAATTTCAAGACCATCGTTAAAGAAATTCAATGAAATAAAACCATTGTTGTTATTGCCATCTAGCTCAAGTT